ATGTTTATCCTGCCGACTTATAAACGGCCTGAAAAGCTGAAGGCGTTTTTTGAGCAGGCACGGCGCCTCGGGATGACATCTCCCGGCTTGGTAATTATCAATGGCGATGACCAAGTGCCGAGCTATCAAGCGGTGATCGACAGCTTGCCGGATAACTGGTCGCACATTGCCTTCAAAAACAACATTGGTTTTGTCGGTGCCTTGAATTGGTTTTTCGGGCAAAGGCCTAATCTTGAGTGGTATGCGCCCCTGACGGATGACATTTTTCCGAAAACAGAAGGGTTTGACGTTAAGTGCTTGTCGCTGCTGGAGCCGTATTCGATTGTCTCTTGCCTGGACGAATCGGCGGACGGCTGTTGGCGAGCGGCTGGATTAAATATTTTGTCTGGTGATTTCGTGCGGGCTTGTGGGTTTATCTATCCGCCATGCACTTGGCACATTTGCGGCGACGATTGGTTGCAAACCATAGGTGCGGCCCTCGGCATTTGGCGCACGGCAACGGATGTTGTGGTTTCAAACACTGGAATGTTCACGACCGGACTTCCGGCAGACGAAACGCAATTAAGCAGTCACCGAGATTTTGGCGGTCAGATCATGCAATATCACCGCTGGCTTGCCGAGCATGGCGGTTACGTTATGGAGCGAGTGCGCTTGCTTATGCAGGCGCGGAATCTCTTGCCCGCCGAGGGCGTCTCTCGCTGGCGAACGTCGAATTATCCACCGCCCACACTAAAAGCCGATTGACGGGCGCGACAATACTCCCGTATGGTGTATGCACAACACACGATTAACGGGGAATAAGATGTTAATGAAAGAGCAGATTGCCACTGTCGTTTGTGACGTATGCGGCGTGACGCAGGAGCAGATGTTTTCGCCGCGCCGCCACAGGAAGGCTTTTATGGCTCGCAGTCTAGCCATGTATTTAATCAGAGACTTGTTGAACGTGTCATCGCCGTTCATTGCCAGCTTTTTCAATCGAGATCATTCCACGGTCTTGAACGCTATGAACGTCGTGCAAAAAAACCTCGAGACTTCCGAAGATTATCGCGTCAAGCATCGCAAGTGCATGGAGGCGCTAGCCGATCTCAATGCGAAGACAAGGATGTTGGCGCAATGAAGTTTGGCAAAAACATTATCGCGCAGTCGCCGCAGATTAGTGAGCGCGACTGGGACATTCTTAGGTCCGGGAACTCGCGCGTGAATTTTCAAACTGATCTAGCTACCTCAGATTCCTGCCGCATTGCGCTGACGCTATACAGCTCTCAGCCGAAAATTACGGAACAAGATGCTAAGAAGTTGGCGGACAAGATTATCGAAAGCTATCCATATAAGTCCACGGCCAAGGTTGGTACGGGCTATGTTGCTGGCATTAGCGATGTTCTTAATCGTTACCCTAATTGTGTGTCTGCCGCTGCCGCAGACTACATTACCTTAGCGAGCAAGTTTATACCGTCGCGCGCCGATGTTTACGATTGTTGCGAAGCCATAGCTTCCGAGCATCGTTCGGTCGCAACGATTGCGCGTCTGCACCTGGAAGAACATGGGCGTCGTAAGGTTGAAGAAGAACGCCTGAAAAACCGCGTTACGCCAGAGCAAATAGCAGAGATACGAGCTAAGATTGGGTAGTTTTTTAACCGTTATGGCGTGGATTGTGGGCGGTATAGCTTTGCTCATTACCCTTGTTGTGGCTTTTGGATTTTGGCTCGTATTTTTTACGGACGACGATGAACTTTGATAAGGGCCAATTTCTAAAGTTTTGTTCCAATCTAAAGATTGAGACAAAAGAACAAGGTCTGATGCGCCTTGATAAACTGCTCGGTACGCAGCAGTACGTCATTGACGAAATCATAAAGGGATTAGAGGATGACATTCACTTCTTTGTCATCCTCAAGGGACGCCAGCTTGGTATCACCACGATCAGCCTTGCGCTCGATCTTTACTGGCACTTCCTGAATCCGGGTTTGCAAGGCACCCTGACCACAGACACCGAAGATAACCGCGATATGTTCCGCTCTACGCTGTCTATGTATATGGACGGCTTGCCGAAAGAGTGGAAGATTCCGGCCATTGCTCACAACCGCAATCATCTTGCACTAAAGAACCGCTCGCGTTTGTTTTACCAAGTCGCAGGTTTGCGCTCAAAAGGCAGTCTTGGGCGCGGCAAAGCCATTACCTATCTGCACGGTACTGAAACAAGTTCTTGGGGCGACGAGGAAGGATTAGCGTCGCTGCTGGCATCGCTGGCGGAAACCAATCCCATGCGCCTCTATATGTTTGAAAGCACGGCGCGTGGCTTCAATATTTTCCACGATATGTATGTGACCGCCAAACGCGCTCGAACGCAGAAGGCTATTTTCTGCGGTTGGTGGCGAAACGAGCTATATAGCGCCGATCCTGATGGCATGGTTTACAAAGTCTATTGGGACGGCAAACTATCGTCTGAAGAAAAGATTTGGACGCGCGACATTAAGAAACTCTACGGCGTCGAAATCAACTCGCGGCAAATCGCGTGGTGGCGTTGGAAGATGCTCGAGGGCATCAAAGACGAAGCCCTGATGTATCAGGAATTTCCGCCGACAGAAGATTACGCCTTCGTTATGACGGGCAGTTCCTTCTTCAGCAATTCGCGCTGCACCGACGCAATGAAAGCTGCAAAGAATACCGTGCCGGACTGCTATCGCTATAGCTTCGGCATGAATTTCATTGATACCCAGGTCATCAAAAGCAATCCCGCCGTTGCAACCCTCCGTGTTTGGGAGGAGCCGATTGACACAGCTTATTACGTCATCGGTGCCGATCCCGCTTACGGATCGTCCGACTGGGCGGATCGCTTTTGTATTCAGGTCTATCGCGTCTATGCCGATGGATTGGAGCAAGTCGCTGAGTTTGCTACCAGCGAATTGAACACTTACCAATTTGCTTGGATCATCGCGCATATTGCCGGTGCCTATCGCAACTCAACACTAAACCTAGAAGTCAATGGCCCAGGCCAAGCGGTCATTCAGGAGCTTAGAAATTTGCGGCGTCAGGCCGCGAGCATCCAAGGCCGTCAGGCCAAAGACCTAATGAACGTCTTGGGTGCCATGCAAAACTATCTTTGGCGGCGCAACGATACTCTTGGTGGTCCGAGCAACAGCATCGGATGGGTGACGACGCCCGCTACCAAAGAGCGGATGCTCAATTATATGAAAGATTACTTTGAGCGCGAGATGATGACCGTGCGCTCGACCGACACGATTGAAGAAATGAAAGCCATTGTGCGCGACGGTGGGGCCATTCACGCGCCAGGACGCGGCAAAGATGATCGCGTCATCGCCTCGGCCCTAGCTTGCGCAGCATTTGCCGAACAAGTGCAGCCTAGACTGATCGCGGCGCGAATTACCCGCGATGTATCAAAGGTGCAAGAGGATAAAACGCCCGAACAGGTCGCTATGGGACGCACAGTGTCCACTTATCTCAAGAAGATTGGTATTCATGGATAACTTTGTAATGATTCCAAAAGTAGAGTTAATGGACATTATGGAGCGTTTCTTGAAAGATAAGAGGCGCGGAATAAGCATGAACCTGTTTGCGGATTTATGTGGACTGTCGCTACGGGAGCTGACTTATGTTTTCGTGGATCGCGTTATTCCGATCAGCGAACGCACACAAATTAGGGTTTCTAAAGGTTACCATGAATGGAAAAATGGTCACGTTAGGATCATGCGGCGGAGAGATGGCTCAAAATTCTGGGAATACCGCAGAGAACCCAAGCCTATTGCCCGCAGAACCTATCAATTGATAGGCCAAAATGGCCAAATTGGCCTCAAAATCGGCATTAGGAACGCTTCTGACTACTCTACTCCTAACCTATTGAAAGATAAGGGGAAGTAACAAAATGAGCGTTTATCACGACTATAAATGCAAAAAGCACGGCTATTTTGAGAATGACGACGCTGTTTGCCCGCGTTGCGGTGCGACCGATGTCACTCGTGTTTTCTTAAAGCCGCCGTCCTATAAAAGTCAGCGCACAAAGACCGCTGATAGCACCCTGCGCGGCCTCGCCAATGACTTTAAGATGACCGATATTAAGTCAACCCGTGAGGGCGAGGCTCAAAACGGTTACTTCGCTCGCAACAATAAGCCCGAACCGCGCCAGCCGCGTCCTGGCGATCAAGCCATGTGGGGCGGCGCCAAGGGTTTGAACATGGAAAGTTTGTTGCGTGGTAACGCAATCAAGTCTATTCATGGTGAGCCTGTGGGTATTAAGCCACAAGAAGCAGGGGTCAACCGTGGACCGATGGCCGCGAGTTATATTCCTGACCATGAGGGGCTGAAGATTAAGAAATGAAGATTCCGGCGCAACCGCTTGAGCGCGAAGCCTTCTATCTGGAGCTGATCCAGAAATGCAACGTCTCTGTTGAGGAGCGCCGGTCCTTCTATTCCGCAATGCGGGCCTACTACCTCTTTGGTGCAGGCCCGCAGGACGCGCCAGCTTACTACAACAAAATTTTTCCGCACATCGACCAGCTTACGTCTTTCCTCTACTCAGCGGAAACGACGCGCTTCTCGATTGACCTTGGCGCATCCGTCAGTCCGATTGAAAACACCAAGGTTCCTGCGCTTACCCGTGCGTTGCACGACGAATGGCTGAACAGTAATGCCGATCAGATTTTTTCTTCGGCCCTGACCTGGGCGCTAGTTTATAACACGACGTTCGTGAAGTTGATTCCGAACAAAGGCACTCATCCGCATATGGTGGAGCCTGCCGCTGTCGGCGTTTTGCGCGAGGATATTCCGCATACGGATCGCCAAGAGGCGCTTTGCCACACTTACGCGATTACCAAAAGCGAGCTTTACGCGCGAATCTACGCGCATCCTCGCCGCGATGAGATGATGGGTCGCATAACCAGTGGCCCCCAAAACCGCATCGAAATCCCAGAGGGCGTTGATAAAATTATCACCTCGTCCTTTGAGCCGGATATGGTCGGTAATGTCAATCTCGACCTATACGGACAACCTACTTACAAGCCGCGCGTCGCAGAAGATACTGTTGAAATGCGCGAGCTGTGGGTCTGGAATACGGACATTGAAGATTATCAGGTGGTCACGATTGCCAGCCCCGGCGTCGTTATCTATGACCGCCCCGGCGAAACGGTGTTTTTGAAAGGCGAATGTCCGCTTATTCAAATCGCGCCGTCGCCACTTTACGATTACTACTGGGGGCAAAGCGAAGTCTCGCGCCTCACGACGTTGCAGATGCTTCGCAACCGCCGCATGATGGAAATTCTTGATCTTCTGTCTAAGCAAGTCAGTCCGCCCACGGCGTTGATTGGGTTTACTGGTATCCTTGATGAAAAGGATTTTGCGCTGAATCGTGCGGGTGGCTTGCTGGCGACGGATATGCCGTCTGCCAAAGTTGAAAAACTTGCGCCGAACATTCCTGAAAACCTATTCCGCGAATTGAACGAAATTGATGCCATGTTTGCCGAGGCATCTGGCATTAGTTCCGTTCTGTCGGGGCGCGGCGAGACTGGCGTTCGCTCCGCTGGTCATGCGTCGCAGCTTGCTCGCCTTGGTTCCAGCCGTGCCAAGAAACGCGCTCTGATTGTTGAAGATGCGCTAGAGAAAATGGCGACGATGTATTTGAAGATGATGCGCGTCTATGACACGCGGCATTATACCGACGAACTCGGCAACAAGTTTATCGCGGCGCAGTTTACCGATGACTTTGTGGTGAAAGTTGATGCTCACTCCAATAGCCCAATCTTTATGGAAGATTTGCGCGACCTTGCGTTCAATCTGTTCAAAGCTCAAGCAATCGACAAAGAAAGCCTTATCGACCTTCTTGAGCCGCCTATGAAAGAGCTGCTGAAGCAGCGGTTGAAAATGGCAGAAGCCGCGCCGCCCGCTTCTCTTGGGGAAAACATTTTGAGGGTAGCAAAATGAACGAAGCCATTACTCCGCGCGCAGATCAGCCGCGCGTGACGAGCGAGAGCCTCCGCCAAGAGGAGCGCGGCCCGAGTCTGGAATATCGCAACACGATCACGCGCAGCAATATGCCGGATCGCAGCGATTATCGCTCGGTGCGTCGTTATTAACGGGGAATTTGTTTTTAGGAGAACTGAAATGTACGGCATGAATAAGAATATGAAGCGCGACATGATGAAGGCTATGGCGAAGCGCGGTCGTAAGGCGCGTCGCTAGTGTTATGCCGAGGGATATACTCCCTCGGCAATAACACCATTGACATATGAAGTTGAATAATTGTAACCCTAGAGCATAGGGGTGTTGAATAGATGGCTAAAGATACGGACGACTCCGAAGAAATGCTGAATATGCTTCGCCGGGATCAGGGTGCTGAAACCGAAGTCGAAGATGATGAGGCTGTTTCGGAGGAAGGCACGGCCCCTATGGCTGGCCCGATGGTCACGCCGGAACCTAAGACTGGCGAGCGCGAGATGGCTATTGCCAATCTTTCGATTGCCTTGCAGCTTATTCAAAATTCCCTGGCAGAACTTGGCAGCGATACGAAAGAGGCGAAAGACGCCATTCGTGCCGTCAAGATTCTTGAGCAAATTACCGGGACTAACAAAGAGGCTGGCGATCTTCAGCGCGCGGAAATCCTGCGCTTGATGGAGTCGCTTTCCCCTGAACAACAGAGCATGGCTATGAATCGGGAGGCTCCGCCGCCGCCCGCCGCTATGCCTCCGACACCTACCCCCCAGACTGCCGCACCGCCGATGCCGGAAGCCGCAGCCGCTACTCCAACCATGTGAGGAACTTATGGACCTTTTTAAGCCGCGTGGCGCTACCCGTCCCCGTCGTCCTACCGATAACACTCAGCAGAACGGTCAGGTTTATAACCCGCCGCGTTTTGCCGAAATGGGCGGTCTGGACAGCTCCGGCAAGACTGGTGCTAAGAACAAAATGACCTTGAGCAAGGTCGGTGACGGTAAGGCCGTCATCTAATTTATTAAGGGGAATCTAAATGTCTCTTGAAGATTTGACGCTTGAGCAGCGCGACGAGCTTGCGGCCCTTGCCAATAAGCTCGCCAACTCGCCCGACACGCGCAAAGACTTTCTGCGTTTGACCAAGAAGGTCGCGCCGAATGTGCCGATGCCGGAAATTGATATGCTCGATGAGCAGGAAAAGCGCGAAGCTGCCAGCCACAATCGTATTGAGAAACTTGAAAATGATCTGCGTCAGCGCGATGCGCGCGACAAGCTGAAGGAGCGGCGTCAGGCGCTTCTTGCGAATGGCAAGGTCAAGGACGAGGATGAACTGAAGGAAATCGAAAAGCTCATGCTCGAGAAGAAGATTGCCGATCACGAGGTCGCTGCTGATTATTATAATTATCAGCGGCAGATGGCGGCTCCGACTTCCGGTTCGTCCTATAATCCTAATTTTATGAATGAGGGCGCGAAGAAAACTTTGGCGAACTACTGGAAAAACCCCGTGACGGCTGCTCGTGATGAAGCCGCCAAGGCGTTCCAGGAACTTCGGTCCAAAGCGCGTCCGATTGGTTTCTAATCGGGGAATTTTTAACTAAACGGAGATGAGCCCATGCCGATTGGCGGTGGTATTCTTCCGGCTTCGGGATCAACCCAATACACCGAACTGACGTATGTCACTCGGCGCGCGTTCATCCCCAAGCTGGTTGTTCAGCTTTATAATTCTACGCCTCTGCTTGCTTCGCTGATTGCTAATTCTCAGCAGGCCAGCGGCGGCGTTAGCTCGGTGACTGTCCCCGTTCAGGGCAGTCAGTTTGTTAATGCTCAGTGGTCGGATTATAGCGGCAGCTTTACGCAGCCGTCCGTCCAGCAGGGCGCTTACAATGCCGAGTTCAACCTCAAGCTCCTTATTTCGCCGGTTCCGTTCCTCGGCATGGAAGGCGCGGTGCAGCAGGATCATGCTGTCATCCCGCTTATCGAAGCCCGCATGAACGACACGACGAACGTGATGATGGATGCGATGGCTACGTCGCTTTACAACAACACGACGGACACGCAGCAGTTCATCGGCCTGCCGGGCGCTATCGACGATGGCACCACGATGCAGACCTATGGCAACATCGACCGTAACACCTACACTTGGTGGCAGTCGAAGAAGTACGCCGCTGGCTCGGTTAACCCGACTCGTCAGAACGTGCTTCAGTATATCTCCGGCACGGTGAAGAACGGCGCGGAAGTGCCGAGCTTCGGCGTTTGCGGTTTTGGCACCTGGACCCTGCTCGCTCAGGATTACGTCGGCCAGGAACAGTACGTCATTACGCCGGGCAACGGTTTTGATGGCGATGCCAATGGCCCGCAGGCCGCTTTCCGCGCTCTGATGGTTGCTGGTGTTCCTATCTACCCCGATCCGTATTGCCCTGAAGGCACTCTCTATCTGGTGAACAGCAACTATATGTCGCTGTATATCCACGATCAGGGCAGCTTCGTGTTTACCGGCTTTGAATCGACCCTGCCGAACTGGCAGATCGGTTATGTCGGTGCGGTGCTGATGATTGCCGAACTGGTCAATACCAAGCCCAAAGCCATGACTAAGGTCACTGGCTATAACTCGCTTTCGTTGTAAGGAGGCGGAACAATGGCTCTTGGTTTGAATAAAATCCTAGTCGCTGGCAGCGTTACTAACGCGGACAGTGCCTATTTCCAGACCACCACGGTTGCCGGTGTCACGACCGGCAACGGTACGGTTGTTGCGGCTGGTACCTATCTGATGTCGGCGCAGGCCAACACGACCGTTATTGTTTATAACGGCGCGAGTTGGGTTACGCTTCTCGCCAACAACACCGGCGGTATGTTCCTGTCTGACGGTGTTAATGTTGCCGTGAAGTCTGTCAACGCTAATACGACGGCGACCCTTCTCACCGTCAATGGTGGTGAATCGGCGTCCGGCACGTATAACGATTAAGGTGGTCCGATATGGGAAGCGCAAATAAGGTCGGGACTCTTTATCCCGATAGCTTCAGCGGCTTTGCCATCGCTCATGTGACTGGTGCTGCGTTGTCCGCTACGGGCAACGCAGTTGCCACGCTTCCTGTGGTCGGCGGCGGCTTGACGAACAATGGTAACACCGCGACGAGCGGCGCTTTTATTGTGCGTCAGATTACTTTTATGAACGCGGGCGGCACTTCGCCCAACACGGCGAATGTTGCCATTTACACTTCTAGCGATGGCAATGTTTCAAACATCGTGACCGCGAACACCGTCTTGACTAACCTCACGAGCAATCTGAAGTTTCAGGATGTGACTTTTACCGGAACGGCGAACACGGCCATTTCCGCTGCTTCGGCGCAGGCGTTCTTTGTCTGCGTTAATACCGCTGGCGGTGCCAACTCGAAGGTTGATATTTCGATCTATGGGGACATCGTTAACCTGTGATTACAATTTACGTCACGAATAACGATGGGGCTGATTTCGTAGATCAGTACAACGGGGTTAGCTACACCTTGCCGACTGGCAAAACTACTGCTTTGCCAGAGGCCGTGGCTCACCACTTTTTTGGTGCCAATGAGTTGGAGTATCCCGCTAAGATTGCTCGTCTTGGTTGGGCTTTAACTTCTAATGATTACAAAAAAGGCGTCGCGCGCATTAAGAAATATGTGATGAGCGAGACGCCTCCAGTTGTTCGCAGCGATCATTCCCCGGCTGTCGAGCAAAACCCTGTCCCCGTTCCGCCAAAGCGGGCGGGGGCAGGGACGTATCCGAGAGCAGTCTAAGGGTGCCATTCTGTGACCACACTTTCGGATTACATCGTGCAAGTGCGTCGCCTATTGCACGACGTAGCGGGGAACTTTTGGACTGACCAACAGTTAACCAGCTACATCAACGCGGCCAGATTGCGGCTTGTGCGCGATAGCGGCTGTTTGCGCGAACTTCAGACTTCTGCAACTGTCGCCAATCAAGAGGTTTATGACTATTCCTCTTTGCCTATGGCGAATCGCACCCTCGATATTTTGAATATCAATGCCTATTGGGGAAATACCCGCGTTCCATTGCGGTATTTGCCGTGGACGCAATTCAACGCCAGTTTGCGGTATTGGCAGAACTATCTTGGTCAGCCGATTGCTTTTTCCAATTACGGGCAAAGCAAATTTTATCTTGGTCCGACTCCGACTGAGATTTATACGCTTGAACTGGATACCGTTATTACGCCGGAAGATTTGGTTAACGATTCCGACGTTGATGAAATTTCGGTGCGTTATCAAAGCCCGGTCGCACTTCGCGCCGCGCACGAAGCCAAGTATCAAGAACAGAGCTACGGCGAGGCTGAGATTTTTGAGGCTCAGTATAAGCGCGAACTTATGAACGTAATTAACACTTCATTTACGCGCCGTATTCCCAACCCTTATTCGACGCCGTACTAAAATGCCGCCCGTCGAACAGGCAAAAAAATATCACATTACCAAAGCCTTTAAGGGCATCAACACCAAGGCAAATCGCACGGCCATTGATGGCGATGAGTTTTCCTGGCTCGAAAACATTCAGCCGATTGGCTTCGGTAACTTAAAAGTTATCAACGCACCAAGCGCCATTAACAACAGCGGCGGCAATGCAGTTGTTTGGTCTAATACTGTTTCTTACTTTTCGAGCGTGAGCATTAGCGGCAGCGATTATGTTTTGGCATTTCAGTCAAATGGCGCGGCCCAGGCTTACAACATCACGACACAGACGCTTTCTAACATTGCCTCTGCTGGTTTCTTTACCGGAGCTGGCGTCCGCGCGACGCAATGGAAAGACGAGCGCGCGCTGATTACTGACCCTGAAAAGGGTTATTATACATGGAACGGCAGTAATATAGTTTATATCGGCTCGATTTCCGGTGGCGGTATCGTTAGTGGCGGCAGCGGCTATACCACAACCCCAGCTATCGTTATCAGCGCCCCAAACGACGCCAATGGTGTTCAGGCTACGGCAGAAGCGACGGTCACGGCCAATGTTATTACGGCGGTGACGATCATTGAGCCTGGGAGCGGCTACAACGCCAGTCCGACCGTGACGGTGACGGGCGGCGGCGGTTCTGGCGCAAATATTGTGCTGTCTTACCTAAACTTTAACAAAGGTACGGCCTCTGCGCTGATTACCAATGGCGGCACAGGCTACAGTAACGTATCAAACCTGACGGTCACATTTGCTGGCGGCGGCGGCTCCAATGCGGCTGGCGTTGGCATTATTAGCGGCGGTCAGGTCACGCAGATCGTTATGACCAATTACGGCAGCGGCTATACAAATGCGGCCAATCTGACCGTTACCATTGCTGGCGGCGGCGGTGCCAATGCTACGGCTGTTGGAATCGTACAAAACAACGATATTTCCGATGTCGCTTCGTTTTCTGGTCGCACTTGGATCAGTCAGGGACGCACAATTTTTTATAGTGCGCCGGATACTTACAACGATTTTATCAGCGTTGCGGCTGGTTCTTTTGTCCTTACCGATAGCACCCTGCGCGGAAACATTGATAGCCTTCTGAGTGCCAACAATTTTCTCTATATCTTTGGCGAAGATAGCATCAATGTTTTTAGCGATGTGCGCGTGGATACGAACGGCATTACGTTGTTTTCAAACACAAACGTCAGCGCCGCGATTGGTTCACGCCGCAAAGGCGGCATTTTCCCGTATTTCCGTAGCGTTCTGATTCTTAACGATTACGGCATTTACGCTCTTGTTGGCGCGACAACCGCCAAAATCAGCGACGCGCTTGACGGCGTTTTTGAAGATATTGACTTTAGTTACCCCATTACTGGCGGTCTTGTCATTATAAACAACATAATTTGCGCTGCCTTTAACGCATATTATGACGACGGTTCGGGCGTTCGCCCTGTTCAATTTGTCTTTTTTGATAAGAAATGGTTTGTCACATCTCAGGGTACTTTGACCCGCGTCGTTAGCTCGCCAATTGGCGGCACCATTAATCTTTACGGCACGACCGGCACTAACTTGGTTCAGCTTTATGCCAATGCTTCTGCCAACATTAGCACGACCGTCAGCACGGCTCTTTGGCCTTTAACTGACATGATCCGCGACAAGCAGGCGCTGAAGTTTGGAATTGAGGCGACCATTACGCAAGGCGGCGTCCTTAACGTAACCGTTGATCAAGAGAATCGCTCCAGCGCCGCCTATACGCTAACCAATGAAGTCGCTTGGGTAAACAATATAAACCAAGAGATCAGTTGGCTTAATCTGTCTAACGCCGTAGTTACATGGACGTTCGCAGAGGGTTATAGTCTCTACAAATCGGATGCCGAACAGTACGGCAAGTATCTTGGGCTTACGGTGACTTCCAACAGCCCGTCTTTCACGATTAACACTTTTGAACTCGAATACGAGTTGCGCGCGAGGTTCTAATGCCTGTTCCTTTTACTTTTGGCAACGCGACCACCAGCATACCGCTTTCGCAGCTTGATAATAACTTTGCGACTGCGATTACGCTTGGCAACGCATCCCTGGTTCTCGGCAATACGACCAGCACGGTCGGAAATTTGACGCTGACCAATGTTACGATAAGCAGCGTTTCGACGCCGATTACCGTTGCGCAGGGTGGCACGGGATTGACATCAATTCCTCACACCGCACAAGTGTTTGCTAGTGGCTCTGGCACTTACACAACGCCAGCTAATTGCAAAGCCATCTATGTGCGCGCGGTTGGCGGCGGCGGCGGCGGCGCGGGTGCTGGCGCGACTACAGCCCCGACAGGCGGCACGGGCGGCAATACGACCTTTGCTTCCATTGTTGCTAATGGTGGCTTGGGCGGCGTTGCCAATAACGGGTCGGGCGGCGCTGGCGGCAGCGCGGGAACGGGAAGTGCTACGCTGCGCATATCTGGCGCTGCGGGCGGCGGCGGCTTCGCGTCTAGCGGCACTGGCACAAACGGTCATGGTGCATATGCTCCGTTCTTTGGCGGAGGAGCGCCTTCCGTATTCACTCAAACCGTTACCGGCGCCAGTGCCATTGTTAATACCGGCGGCGGCGGTGCTGGCGCGGGCGGTACGAGTGCTGTTTACGGTTCTGGCGGCGGTGGTGGTTCTGGCGAGTATATTGAGATTCTTATCAATAGCCCGTCAGCAACTTACTCCTACGCCGTGGCCGCAGGAGGCGCGGGCGGCATTGGCACTGGCACGGGTGCTGCTACCGGCGGTGCTGGTGGTTCCGGTGCTATTATCGTCATAGAATACTACGTTTAAGAGATAAAAATGGAACGCTATGCAATCATTGACGGCTCGGATGTAGTCAACGTCATCGACTATGAATCTCAACCAAGCAATCCCCCGCCGGGGTTTGATGCTCCGATAATTGCGGTGCAAAGCGACACGGCTGGTCCTGGCTGGAAATATGTGGACGGCGTGTTCATCGCGCCCCCAGTACCGCCGCTGACTGATTCCGAGTTGATTGCTCAGTGCAAATCCCAAGCCGCTTCGCTTCTGGCGTCAACCGACTGGTCTGAAATTGCGTCTGTTACGAACACAGCCAACAACCCTTATTTGATAAATGCTGCGGAGTTTGTAACGTACCGCTGCGCCGTGCGCGTCTACGTCGTCACGCCAGTTACCGATCCAGTCTGGCCTGTTTGTCCAATTGCGGTTTGGTCATAGGGGGATCAAATGGGTATCAATGCCTTTACGCCAAGCGGCAACACGGTAACATTTCTTGCCAATACGACTGCTCCGACTCCCGTGCAAATTCTTTCTAGCACCCTCGGCGGCAATCAATATCGCGTAATCAACACCAGCAGCACGACGCTTGTGCATCTTGGTTTCGGCGCAAATGTGGCGACGGCCAATGCCAATGCGACGATTCCCGGCGCAAACTCTGCGGCGAGTATGCCTATTCTGCCGAACACTGACGAAATTCTAAGTTTTACGCCGAATATGTATGTCACCGGCATTACGGCAAGTGGCAACGCGACGATTTACATTACCCCTGGCGACGGCTTGTGAGATAAAAAAATGTTAAAAGTTGCGGGCGGCGGAGGCGGCGGCAGTGGCAGTGGTACTGTTACGCAGGTTAATACAGGCACCGGCCTTACTGGCGGACCTATCACGACGACCGGGACAATTTCGCTCGCCAATACTGCTGTAACTGCTGCGACCTATGGCAACGCCACGACGGTTTCGCAAATTACCGTTGACGCGCAGGGCCGCTTAACTGCGGCAAGCAACGTAGCAATTTCTGGCGTCGCGCCGGGAGGTGCCGCTGGCGGTGATCTGACCGGCACCTATCCGAATCCGACCCTTGCCAGCACCGCAGTTACCGCCGCTAGTTACGGCAATGCCTCAACTGTTGGCACGTTCACCGTAGACGCCAAGGGCCGATTGACGGCAGCGTCCAATGTCACGATTGCCATTGCAAGCGGCGCGGTTAGCGGCCTTGGCACGATGGCAACGCAGAACGCGAACAACGTCACCATTACGGGCGGCTCAATCAATGGCCCGTCGTTGACCAGCAACACGGTTAACTTAACTGGCACGACCGCTGCTAACGCTACATTTGGCAGCGCGTCCCTGCCGCTTTCGCCGGAAGGCTTTATCACGGTGCAAATCGGTGGCGTTAGTAAAAAAATTCCATATTACGCGGTGTAATCATGGACATGGAAAAGCTATCGACTGTTCAATGGGGCGACAGAGATGGCTTGTCTGAATTTTTGTTTGAAAACTATGTTCAGCATAAGTTGTTCCGTAACATCCTTGCGGATAGCGGCGTACAGATTCCTGCGTTTCCTTTAGCAGATGCGGAAATTGAAGATATTGACGATTGGCTTTTGTCGCATCAAGTCGAGCATCAGGCCATTTCATCTCAGCTAAATTTAAGCAATCCGTTCAATTTGCTTGATGCCGATTGGTCAATTGAAAGCGATTTTTACGAATGGATCGCAAGCCATTACTCGCTGCATCGCAGCATTGTTACTGCTTTGGGGTTGCAACCGTAACATGGCACAGGCTGAAGAAAAACTAAGGCCGATTGAAGATATTATTTGGGAGGTATCCAAAGCTCGGGTGCCTTCGCAAATGACGCGCGAAGATTATCTTGCGCGATTTGGCACTTTGATTGAGCAGACAGACGCCAATCTGATGCAGGTTGGCGATACGGTTTTTCTATTGTTGTTGCCGGTCCCCGGCACTGTTCAAGCGACGCTGATGAGCAAGGAAAGTCCAAAAGACCTGCCAGCTAGGTATCGCGTTGCTGCGAATTTGTTGCGTCAAATGGGGCAACAAAAGATGGTTAATCTAGTTAAGAATGACGAGCAGCTTGCTGTTTTGCAAAACACGGGACTGCCCTTGCGCGTCACGACGCTGCCCGATGCAACGTATCAGGTTGAAGTTGACCTGACGCAGCCGGTGGCGTCTCCGCAATGAATAATGATTTGCAACTTCTTGCGTTGTTGGTGCAGACGGCTGGCCGTGGCCGGGACACTGTTCTCGCCCACATTACGCCGGAAGAAGCTCTATTGCTGAAACTTTTGGGCGGGCGCGGTTCGATCAATCCGCAGACTGGCCTTATGGAGTTTGAGAACGGCGACGCTGGCGGCGATGCTGGCGATGATTTCGGCTCTGATCGGAACCAACAGGAACGCTCAGACCTTGAGCGAGATTTGCAAGTCTCCGAGCGCACCGCGTCCGACGAAGAAGATGCGGCGTTTGGCGCTGACCTGACTGCTGCTGGCGGCGGCCTTGGGGCGCTGGACGGACCGGACGGCGTAGATTACGGCGAAGTTTTTGGACCGGAAGAACGATCCCTTTTTGGTAAAATTTTGGATTTCTTCGGTTTAGGTTCAATTGAAGATATTATTGAAACTACCGTTGGTCTTGCTGTTGGAATTGCTCTTGGCCCTGCCGTTGGCGCTATTGCAAAAAGTGCGATTGGCGCAAATGTGGCTGGCAAGATTGTTGGCGCAGCGGCAACAGGCGCTTTAAGTCGTGCTGCTGGCAATCTGGCTCTGCAAACCGCTGAAGAAGCTGGCCTTATTGACGAATCGCAAAAAACCATAGCTGCCAAAGAATTGGGCGTTGGCGGTGCTGGCTTTAGAGGCGCTGTCGGCGGTGGTATTTCTGGCGCTCTCGGGGGCGCTTTTGGGCCTGATTTGGCCGGTAGTATTGCTCGCGGTGCAATTGGACGATTTGGCACAGAAACAGCGATTGGCGTTGCCCCGGAATCTGTTGGCGGTCGCGGGTTAAGTTTGGGTGACGCGGTTTCTCGCGGCGTCCCCGCTGGCGTTGGTGGCGGCATTAGTGCTGGATTGACCGAGGCTCTAGGTGGCGGCTTTTTAGGTAGTCGAGCTGCATCTTTGGCGGGAAAAGAAATTAGCCGCGCACTTAACGATGCAGTTTCCCGAGGCGTAGAAGGCGTAGTTGGGCGTGGCGAAGTATCTGCTACCGAAAGCGAATTTACCTCGCAACCTATAGGCGCGACTATTACTAGCGCCGGTTCTCAACGTCAGCCGTCCGGTGTTCAATTAAGCCCAGGAACCTTGTCTGCCCTAGCGATTCGGCCTGACATTGGCGGTCGCGGGGTAACTATTTTTGGGTCCGGCGACGATAATGCAAGGCGCAGAAGTCCTTGGAATATTAGGTCTTTGCGGGTAAAAGATAATCTAGGAGTGACAGATGAATAAACTCGCTAAAATCCTGCGCTCAGATTTTACGGCGGTGGTCCCACTCGAGATCGCCGCCGAGGCCGTTCGTCGCGCCGGTCGAGGCCGCGATACGATCCTCGCGCACATTACGCCCCGCGAAGCTAAGATGCTCAAGCGGCGCGGCGGTAGTGGCACGATCAACCCTCGCACGGGTTTGCTTGAATTTCAGGACGCCGCCGAAGAAAATGATTTTTATTCTCCCGAAATGATGTCTGAGCGCGCGCAATATGCCGAGGATGTATCTGGTTATGAGGGGACGCAAGATTACGATGCGCTTGCGGGCCTTGGCGTTTACAATCCGCAGCAAGGCACTTCAGAAGCGCCCGATCAATATTCTGATGGCGGTGATGCCGATTATTACGATCAGTTTACCCCTGCTGATGTGCAAGTTGCATTTCCGTATAGAACCGCAGGCCCAGAATATTATGCCCCTGGGGGCGATCTAAGCAGAGACCGAGCTGCACTTCAAAGAGTTGATGCCCTTGAGGAGCAAAGAAACAAAGAACAAAAAGAATCTCCGGGCGCTGTTCGTCGCGCACTAGAGTATCTTGGCATTACTCCGAAAGAGGCTATCCAGGGGCTTGGCTTGGCTAGTACGGGCTTGGGCGGGATTTTGACGCAGCAGCGGGGCGCGCGTCAGGCGCGGCAATTGGAGCAGCAGCTTGCGCCGGGTGCGCGTGAAACGCTTGCTCGCGGCCAGCAGCTTACGGCACAGGCCGAGCGCGGCGAACTCACGCCAGCTTCTCAGCGGCGCATGGATATTCTTCGCGCCCAGGCAGCGCAGCGTGCAGCTCGCACGGGCGGGGTTGGCGCGGCACAGACGGCTATTCAACTTGAGGCGGCGCGGCAAACTGAATTGCAGCGTCAGGCGCAGTACGGTCAGTCCTTGCAACAGGTGGGCGATCAGGCTTTGCGTCGCGCACTTGAGCTTTCGCTTAAGGCGGATCAAGAAGGTGCTGAAACGGCACGGAAATACTTTGCTGCTCTCGGTCAAATGGTCGGCGGCACTCGCGGATTTATTGGAGACTAACGATGGCTGTTCCTGTATTTCCATTAGATCCAGCAGAGCCTGCTGATCCTACTGTTCCGGCACCACCCGCATTTCCTGCGCCACAGAACGACCAGTCTCCTATTGATTCTGGATTTGATCCGGCGGAAACCAGTCAGGAATATGCTGACTTGCGCGCAATTCGGGAGAAATTACCCGGCGCATATCGGGATATTGCTACGGCTGAAGGCAAAGCTCTAAGGGCAAAGTCGGAAGCTGATATTGCTGGCGCAGAGGGCGACGTAGCGGCGGCGGAAAAACGCGGTGCCGATGTTCGTGGTTCTTACGACGCCTATGGCGAGCGCATCGCTAAAGAGCCATTGCCTGCCTTTGTCCCGTCAGAAGATAACGCCGAAACTTTGGGTGCCTTGTTTAGCGGCGTTAATTTGCTTGGCCTAATTATGTCGCGTGGCGCTGGACGCAGTTCTGCTCTTGGCTCGATGAAATCCATGACAGGTATGCTTGAGGGCTATCGTGCGGGGCGCAAAGATTTATATGAGCGGGAAAAGCAAATTTTTGAGAAAAACTACGCCCGCATCAAAGACATTCACGCTCAATATGGCAAAGAGCTAGATCAGGCCCTTAAATTATCTGAAGTTGATTTTGAATCTGGCAAAGCGCGCGCGCAGCTTGCTGCAAAACGCGCGGGCAATAAGTATGCCGAAGATATGGCGTCAGTGGGAAACCTTAAAGCCGTCGTCGCTGCTTATAATGCAGAAGTTACAATTATTGATAAAATGAATAATATTAGGAAATCCGAAGAAGATCGTCTATCGCGCGAGCGAATTGCGGCGATGCGAGAGTCTGGCAAAGCTAATAAGCCAGGGACAATTCCGGCTGCTCTTAGCAAAGAATTAAAAGCCGCGGCTGAATTGC